TCATGGAACTTTGCAAGAGCGTTATTAATCAAAGGCACAGAAAAGCCCATGCGTATTCTTTGCGCCAGGGAAGTTCAAAAATCTATTAAACAATCAGTTCATACGCTGCTTAAAGATCAGATACAAGACTTAGGTCTTGGAGAGTTTTACGAAGTTATAGAAACATCTATACGAGGTATCAACGGTACAGAATTTAGCTTTGCAGGCCTAGCAACCAATACTGTTGAAAGTATAAAATCTTTTGAAGGTGTTGAGGTTGTTTGGGTAGAAGAAGCACAGACAGTTAGTAAACGATCATGGGAGATATTAATACCTACGATCAGGAAGCCTGGCAGCGAGATCTGGGTGACGTTTAATCCGTACATGGATACTGATGAGACGTATAAACGGTTTGTTATCAACAAGCCTCCTAATGCTCGCATAGAGAAGGTTAACTACTCTGATAACCCTTGGTTTCCTCAAGTATTAGAGATTGAACGTGCTAGGTGCATGGCTCATAACCCAGAAGACTATGCAAACATCTGGGAAGGCGACACTAAAGCTGCAGCAGACGGTGCTATCTATCACAATGAGATAAGAATGGCGCAAGAGGAAGGACGTGTAACTAATATACCAAGTGATGCTTTATTAAAGACTCACGTGGTTATGGACTTAGGATGGAATGATTCTATGTCTATTATCCTATGCCAGAGATCACTATCGGAGATCCGAGTGATTGACTACATAGAAGACGATCACAGGACACTAGACAGCTACTCTGATCAGTTGAAAAAGTTAAACCACAACTGGGGAACGATGTATTTACCCCATGATGCTAGAAACAAAGACTTTAAGTACGGTACAAGTGCTGAAGAGATCATGCAGAAGCTAGGGTGGGACACTGAAATCATACCTAGATCTGATATAGAAACAGGCATCAAGCTTGCAAGGATGACCTTTAGCAGAGCTTACTTTGATGCTGATAAAAGCAAACGACTGATTGAATGCTTAAAGAATTATAGAAGAGCTATTAACCAAACAACACAAGAGCCTGGTGCTCCGCTTCATGATGAATACAGTCATGGTGCAGATGCTTGGCGTTATGTTTGTGCAGTGATTGACGGCATGTCTAACGAGGCTTCCTCATGGGATACACCTCTAACTGTAAATAACCAATGGATCGTATAAATGGCAATAGATGAAAACAAATTAAAGGCGTACCTAGAATCTGAGATAAATGACTCCATCGGATACTTAGAGACAGAAACAACTGACCAACGCCAGGAAGCACTAGAGTATTATCTCCGTGAGAAGTACGGTAATGAAGTGCCTGGTAGATCACAGATAGTGACCGGGGAAGTAGCAGAAGCAGTAGATGGTGCTATGCCTCAGCTTATGAAAATCTTTACATCTACAAGTGATGCAGTGGTATTTGAGCCAGTGAATGAAGGTGACGAAGAGACAGCAGAACAAGCTACCGCTTATGTAAACCATATATTCCAAAAAGATAACCCAGGCTTTTCTATCATGCACGACTGGTTTAAAGACGGTCTTATGCAAAAGGTTGGTGTGGTTAAAGCTTATTGGGATGACTCTAAAGACGTAACAACAGAAAAGTATTATGATCTTGATGACGATGAGCTAGCAATGATAGCATCCGATGATGATGTTGAAGTCGTATCACAAAAGACTAATGAAGTAATGATTGAGCAAGAACCTCAGCCTTCTGTTGATCCTATGACTGGTCAACCTATGATGGATGAGATGGGTATGCCAATGATGATGGAAGTGCCTCCATTAGTTAACAGAACACATGACGTTAAACTATCAAGAACGGTAGATAAAGGTCAAGTAAGAATAGAAAACGTACCACCTGAAGAGTTCCTAATCTCTAAGAGAGCTAGAACTATTGCAGACTCAGAGTTTACTGCACACCGTAAGATGCTGACACGATCTGAGTTAGTGGCTATGGGTTATGACGAAGACTTAGTTTACTCACTAGCAACTGGTGACTCACTAGACTTCTCTCCAGAAAGAATTGCACGATACTCTCGTGGCGAACTACCTACTGATATGGAAGCATTAGAACCTGCATTGCAGACAGTAGAATACTATGAGTGCTACATCAAGACAGATTTAGATGGTGACGGTATAGCTGAGATGAGACGTGTATGTTACGCCTCTAACGAGATACTATCAGAAGAAGAGTGTGACTACGTTCCATTCCATTCAGTATGTCCTATTCCGATTCCACATAAGTTCTTTGGTCAATCACTGGCTGATAGAACTATGGATATACAGCTTATTAAGTCAACGATAACAAGACAGATGTTAGATAATCTTTATCTTACTAACAACTATAGAGTTGGCGCAGTAGAAGGTCAGGTAAACATGGATGACTTACTAACATCCACTGCTGGTGGTGTTATTAGAATTAAGAATCCAAATGCTTTAGTACCTATGCAAGTAACATCTAACGCTAACCAGTCATTCCCTATGTTGGAATACTTAGACAGTGTTCAAGCGAAGCGTACAGGCGTTTCTGACTCTCAGCAAGGTCTTAATCCAGATCTTTTACAAAACGTCACAGCAACCGCTGTAGCAGCTATGACTAGCCAAGCTGGAGGTAAGTTAGAACTGATAGCACGTATCTTTGCAGACACAGGTGTTTCATCGTTATTCAAAGGTATATTACACCTGGTATGTAAGTATCAACAGAAAGAAAGAATCATCAGAGTTAATAACAAATACGTTCCGTTTGATCCAAGAGAATGGAAAACTGAATACAACATCTCAGTCAACGTAGGTCTTGGTACTGGTAGCAAGCAAGAACAGTTAGCTACTATGCAAATGATCTTAGAGAAACAAGAGCAGATCATCCAAGGATATGGCTTAGGTAACCCCTTAGTTAACCTCAAGCAATACAGAGACACGTTAGCTAAGTTTGTAAACATGGCTGGCTTTAAAGATGACTCACAGTTCCTTATGGATATTAGTGAAGAACAAGCTCAACAAATGGCACAGCAAGCATCACAAGGACAGTCTGATCCTCAAGTACAAGCTGCTGAAGCATTAGCACAAGCAGAGATACAGAAGTCTCAAATGAAGATGCAATCTGACCAAGCTAAACTACAGTTAGATCGTGAGCAAATGGAACTCAAGGCACAGAAAGATGCACTAGAGTTGCAAATGAAAGAGATCCAACAGACTAAAGAGCTAGCACTAAAAGAGCTAGAGTTGATGATGGATGCTGAAAAGCATAACGATGCTAACGAAGTAAACCGAACTAAAGTTCTTATGAACGCATTAGAAAAGATCAATGACGTAACTCAAAGAGGTATGTAATGACTTTATCGGAAGCAATGAAAAACATACTGGGAAGCACTGAGTTCCAGAAAGTCATGAAAGAAATGAAAGACACACAGCTACAGATGATCCAATACTCGGGTGATGACGAAGCTGAGTTAAGAGAATACGCATACCAACGCATAAGATCCATTAACGAAATTATGTCTAATCTTGAATCTATCGCACAAACAGGCGAGATAAAAGATAAGGCATGGAAGATATTATAGGCACTTGCCTACTAATCGGTAACCTCCCGTAGAGGAATAAAAGGTATTACAAAATGAGTGATGAAACCATGACTCCCGAACAGGGAAGTGGCAATCTAACAGTAAGTGAATCTGTAAGTGGATTTGAAAGCTTTTTAGATAGCCAAGAGAACCCTGTAAAGGATAATTCAGAAGGCGTATCAGAGGAAGTTGTAGAAGAAACTTTAGAAGCATCAGAAGAGGAAGTAGAATCGGAAGAGGAAACTTATGAAGCTGAAGATTCTGACGAAGATGAAGAAGAGACTGAAGAAGAAGCACCACAGACATTCACCGTCAAAGCATCAGGTGAAGAGAAAGAGGTTACCTTTGATGAATTAGTATCTGGCTATCAACTCGGCGCAGACTACACTAAAAAGACTCAAGAGTTAGCAGAGAACCGAAAGGCTGTAGAAGCTGAGGCTAAAGCTATTATTGAGGCTCAACAAGTTAGAGATACATATGCTCAACGCTTGCAAGCGGTAGAACAGTTGCTAACAATGAACGATTCTCCAGAAGATATTGCAAGTATGAAAGAAAACGATCCGATAGGGTACGCAGTTAAGGTCGCAGAGATGACCGAGAAGAAAGAGCAATTGCAAGCAGTAAGAGCGGAGCAACAACGCATTGCACAACAGCAACAAGCGGATAGAGCTCAAGCCATGCAAAGACAAATAGCTCAGGAATCAGCAAAGCTTGCAGAAGTCCTACCAGAGTTTTCAGACAAAGCTAAAGGCGAACAAATCAGAAATGAGATTCGCAATTACGGCAAAACAGTGGGTTTTACAGATCAAGAGTTATCTCAGGTCTATGACTCACGTCACGTCCTTGTACTGCATAAAGC